CTTTCCATCCTGTTGTTTTATTTCCTTTTCCGGTTTTTCCTAAAATCGGGATCTCTGATTTCTCTTTATCAAATTTTGCTTCCAGATTGATTGCCTGCATGAAGTTATATCGTCTGTCTCCAATGGTTACAAAACACTCTGCAAGAGATGCTGATACCGCATCTTTCGATAACATTACATTATTTTTTCCCATGCGTTTCTCCTTTCTACGCTACCGTTACCGTCATATACAGCTTACTCATGGTATTCACTACCTGAATGCCACTTGTCACTGCTACTGATTTTTTTGTATCTCCCTGCTGAATCGTTACATCTGTATCTGTGAAGTTTTCAATCGCACCAATGTCCTGTAACTGCTGTCGGATTTTTACTAAATCAGACCACAAAGATACCCGACCGGAATCATTGTTTGGAATGATGCCAAGGTATTTTTTGTTAAACAGCAGTGCGTCATCATTAGCAATCTGATCGATCACCCGGATGGTCTGATTGTCTTTGAAAATCTCACCACAGGAATCTGTTACCGTAACCATGCTGTTAATATCCTCTAATACCCGTGTCTCAAAGTTGACCTTATGTAACACAAATTCTCCTGCTAAAATCGCATCCTGTAACTCTGTCTGTGTATAGTCGGTATCAACCTCAAAGGCACCGTCATACTGTTTGTTCTGGCAGGACTTATTTACTTCACATCCACATTCTGCACCGGTTACCCAGTAAATCAAAGACGCTTCACTAACACCGGTATCAAGTACCTTATTCTTCAGATTAATCACACCGAGATAATCTGCTTTCAGATTGTAAAGAACAAGCTGAAATTTTACCCCCTGCTCATCACGCATCCGCTTGCTGAATGCTGCATACAGTTTCTTTGTTGTTTCATCCGTTGTGATAACCCCCATCACATTGTAAGAATACGATTCGATCTTATCAAGATATTTCTGATGTGCTGTCCCATCTACTGTTGCATTTGTACCTCCTGCCAATGCAGTGCCAGCAGTTACCTCCAGTGCTGCATCACTCTTAAATGTAACGTAATCATTAGCTACCAGTTCAGATGCCTGTGCTACTGTCTGCGTATCTACTCTGGTTGTCTCAAGATACGTCATTACATCATACTTACTGGTCTCATCTGCATTTGCCTGAATCACAATTTTAATGTCATTACCTCGCATTCCACCATACAATGCGGTTGCAAATGCATTCGTTGCCTTTGTGCCGCCACCATTTAAGCGGTATGCATATAAGGTCTTTGCATTCATAAACAGATCACTTAAGCCATTCATTTTCTCATGGTCATGAGCATATCCGAAAATCTTCTGACTGTTTTTCTGGAAGTCTTCATTAGAAACCTCAAATACTTCTCCTTCCTTTCCCCAATCCAATTCTAATGGCATAGTTGCAATACCCCGATCAGATAATACCGAGCTTGCAGATGCCACTGATACAAAGTTGATATATGTCCCAGGCAGGATTTTATCCTGTGACATATAACTTCCTCCACCTAATGCCATTTATTTCACCTTTCCTTTCATATACTCTGCGATCATCGTTTCTACTTCTTCCGTGGTGTACTCTCTGCCATCCTCTAATATGGCATTTAATAAGTCCCTCCTCCCACGGTAGTTTTTTGATGTGATAAACTGTTCTTTGTAAAATCTCTGTTCCTTTGACTTCTCATTTTTCTTAATCTCTGCCAAATCATTCACCTTCCTTTACTTCCATTTCTGATGAAATATCATCCATTACTGTATGTGTTTCTTCTTTGCATACAAAGCAGTTGTAATTCACGAAAAAGTTCAGTATGCCATCTACAATCTCATGATGCACATTCGTTCCACGCAACAGATCTCCATTCACATCGATGCATTCCATACACCAATTCAGGCTCTCTGCCACTTCATTGCATTCCCACAGGGCAGCATGGCTATTGGGGAGAGATTTCGGGACATACTGGATGCAAAACTGATTTTTCCGGTAGTATCTGTTCCCTGGAAATTTGCTGATCTGGGGATTTAGACAATTAATAAAAAAACAGGGAATCTCTAACCCCTGTTCTACCTGTCCTAAATGAACATCATAACCAAATTCTGTATCCAGCGTATTGCTGATAGCTGATATGATTGTATTAATCATCTTGATAGTCCTCCAAAATATCTATATATCCTTTGCTCTAAAATGGCTGGTGCAATTCTTTCCAGTTCCTCTTCAGATATTTTCATCATAAACTTTCCTGGTACCCATCCTTTATGATTAGGTGTCCGATGTCCATATTCCACATAGCTTGCATACTCCTTTGGATTTGTAATAGCAATTTCATATACATTCCCGGAATGATTGACCTGTATAGAATTTGCATAACCTTCGGATGACGTTCCGGCCGTCCATGCACGCCTTAAAGTTCCTGTGTCTGCCGGGGTTCTCTGAACCACCATCTTAAGAAGCCTTGCTGCTAATTCTTTAGCACAGTCTTTCATAAATTCTTCCGGCTCCTGTAACTTCTCTAACTCATCTCTGAGTTTACGCAGTTCCCTTGCATCAAAGCCTCCCATCCGTGACATTATGCATACCTCCCTGCTAATTTCAATATGATCTCCTGGTGTGTTTCATATACTGCCGGTGTTCCGCTGCACTCATATGTCTCTGTGACACCGGCCTGTGTAACTGTTATCTTTGCCCCCGGTTTGATTTTCGTTTCCGGGGACATAAATAATTTTATGATCTGTGAGGTCTTTGCTACTGATTCCGTCTGGTCTGTTGTACTGACATTCGAATATGACAGCCTGCACGGCTCATCCTCTAAAACGATCACCTCTTCCGTGGATGTTAATTTCGTCTTTTCATCCTTAACCTTTTGAGATTCAGTAACCGTTGCCCTTCCATCGTACAATTCTTCCTGCATTTTTCTTGCAAGCATCCGTGCCTGTCTTATTGCATCTATCATCGAAACACCACCCTGCGATAACGGTTCAGAGAAAATTTATAATTTTTTAATAGGGTATCTTTAAAATTGTCATCCACACTCTGCTTAAATGATATGGAAGTATCACCCTCACTAATAGATGAAACAGCACCCGTAGCGGCTTCCTCTTGCCCCGGCTTTTCATTTCTATACAGATCAATCGCCATACGATAAGCTGTATTGAGCAGACCATCCGGCACTTCCTCAATGTGACAATAATTTTTTATTATTTCTTCTACATCTGAGATAACAAATGAGAGTGACACATCTTTCGATGTATCGCCCTCATCTATTCCCAATAACTGTTTCAGCCTACTTAATTCCATGTTGTCACTCCTAGCCAATTTTATGTTTAATAGCTACAATTCTAAGCTGCTTTGGTTCATATACCGGTTTCCAGTTTTCTGCCATTGCAAGTTCTGTTCTAAGCGGAGTCTCTACATGATCACGTTTTGCTCCTGTGTACGCAATTCCTCTTGGATGTAAAATAAACGCCTTGCGGTTGATGAGATAATCAATTCCACCTCCGGTCTGTTTATCACGATCCACCTCAGTAGATACAAATCCAGTAGGAGAACCATTACCATATGCTACAGCGCCATTACCGAAAAGGTATGTTGTGTATACACCATCTGCAACCGGACAACCATCATCTACGGTCACGCGTCTGCCCTGATAAGTATCAAATTCTACATCTGTAGAATCACGTTCCGTATCGATCAGATTCAGCTTTTTGAGATAAGATTTTGTTGCTGAATGCATTGCCACACCAGACAACTGTGCCTGTGCATCACCCAGAAGCTGACA